GATCTCAGGACGAACTAACGTTAGTTATCTCCAAAGAGAGATATGATGATTTCATTACTCCCTTCCTAAAATTATTTCCAGAAGGCGAAATTAAAGTAACTACTAGACCACAAGAAGGAGACTTAATCTATCTTCCTCTAGATAACGCTCTGTTTGAAATCAAGTTTGTAGAGACCAAGGTTCCTTTCTATCAGTTGAACGATCTCTACATGTATGAACTTAAGTGCGAGATCTTTGAATATGAGGATGAAGTTATTACTCTTCCAGACACAGAGCATGGTGTCAATGGAGAAGATGTCATTGAGCCTATTGGACTTGGTGGACAACTTATCAAACTACAAATGGTTGAAGAGACGACATCAAACGCTCTTGCTTCTGTTTCTTTGGCGTCTACAGTTATCGGAACGAAGTCCGTACAATATGTAAAACTATTCAATGACGGTAATTATATTTCCACTCCACAAGTATACATTTCAAAACCAACTAGAGGTAATCAAGCAACTGGTATTGCAACTGCTTATTACAATGCAGTTAAAGAAGTTAGTGTAACTTATAAAGGAACTAACCACATTACGATTCCAAGTGTAACTTTCACTCCTCCAAATAGAGCAATATCCACTCAGACTAAATTTGGAAATAACTCATTACACCATTCAAGTTATAGCACTGTATTGGATGCTAACTTCGATTTCCCAACAAATCTCGACACAAGAGTAACTGCAGATGGTAGAACGGTTATTAGTTTGTGGTTCTATCCTACTAAGTTAGATCCAGATCCAAACTTTGGCGGTGTTCTTCTTTGGTCCGATAGAATCAAATTATATCATAGAACATCAGGTACTGTCGTATATGCTTCTGGTACTACTAGTGTCGAAAATACAACTCCACTAACTTTAAATGCTTGGAACTTTATTAGAGTAGAACAAGTTGGTAGTGATGCGACTCTCTCTGTTAATGGAAACACTGGAGCCGATTATCCAAATGCAGACCCAATCCTGTTCTTTGCTGGAGATAGGCTTTACATTGGTGCAGATAATGCTGGTGCAGGAAAACTAAACACCATCACTAGAGGATTTGAAGGATATGTAGATCATTTAACTATCAATGTTACGGGAGATTCGGCATTTAGAACATCTAGTAGTGCTCTAGTTCCTACAAATGAGACTGAACAGGAAATTGATCCACAAATGAGCACGTCTGCACAACGTGTTAATAACCTAAACAATGAGTATCCAGTCGTTGTTGCCAACCTTAACGCAGCGAGAGAGGTAGAATCTTTATCTATTGTTTATGGAGGTAGTGGATATATTAGCGATCCACTGATGACTATTGAAGAACCAAGATTGGGAGATCAAGCAACTGCTGTTGCAATCATGACCAGTAGAGGTGGTTTGCAGAATCAGGCAATTGATAGGGTCTTACTAATTAATCCTGGTACTGGATATACAACTCCACCAACCATCACTTTCACTGGGGGAGAAGCTATTAGTGGTGCTATCGCAACTTGTGTTCTCGGTGAAAGAGTTCTAGGTCCTGTTGCTATTTCCACAGGAGGTCTTGGATATAACTTTATACCCAATGTTGGAATTACTTCTATCTACATCCAACAATCTTCGGATACTTCAAGATTGATCGAGAACGCACAAGCAGAGGCGGTCGTCAGTACGGCAGGAACTGTAACTCAAATTAGATATAGTAATGCTGGTGTTGGATATACATTCATTCCAGACATCACTATAGATAAAGTAGAAACTGCTTTCTTCGGTGATTATGAAATCAATAGTGTAGTAAAGGGAGTTTCTACAGGAACCAGTGCATATGTACAATCTTGGGATTCTCTAAATCGTATTCTCACGGTTGCTATTCCAAATGGAAACTTTGCTATCGGTGAAGCTGTTGTTGGTGCAGGAGTAAGTTATAGAATTTCCTCTATTGAGGATAATTTTGATAATGTTCCATTTGCTGACAATGATAACATTGAACTAGAAGCAGATAAGATTCTAGACTTCAGTGAAAAGAACCCATTTGGTGAATTCTAAATAGCTTTATTAATTGGAAATATCATGTTAACTTCACACTTTTACCATGAGATCATTCGAAAGACTATTATCTCTTTCGGTACTCTTTTTAATAATCTAGAAATCCAACATAAGGATAGTGCTGACAACACTGTAAGTGTAATGAAGGTTCCCATTTCATATGGACCTGTTCAGAAATTCCTTGCCAGGTTGGAACAGAATAGAGACTTAAGATCTCCTGGTCGTCCTGCTGGAGCACTAACTCTCCCAAGAATGTCATTTGAACTTTTAGGATGTTCTTATGATGCTAGTAGAAAAGTATCTACTATGCAGACTTTTAAAGCAGTTAATAAAGAAACTTCAAAACTGATTAAAGGTTATATGCCCGTCCCATATAACTTTAATATTCAGTTGAGTATTCTGTGCAAGTTGAACGAAGATGCTTTGCAAATTCTTGAACAGATTTTACCATATTTCCAACCATCTTTCAATCTTTCCATTGACCTAGTTGATGTCATTGGTGAGAAGAGAGATATGCCTATCACTCTAGATTCTATCCAAATGGATGATAACTATGAGGGTGACTTCATGACTAGAAGAGCTCTCATATATACGTTGAACTTTACTTGCAAGAGTTACCTGTTTGGTCCTATTAATGCAAGTAGTGACGGTCTTATCAAGAAGGTACAGGCAGACTTCTACAGCGATACTTCCAATATTAGAACACCAACCAGACAAGTTAGATATACTGCAATACCAGTTGCAGCTAAAGATTATAATCAAGACACTACGGCTAAGACATCCGAAATTGTCTCTGAAAATGTAACGGCGTTCAATGTAACTGACGCTACATCATTTAATGTAAATGACTTCATTCAAATTGATTCTGAGGTCATGATGATTAGAGGTAAGAGTGGAAACAGACTTACCGTCACTAGAGGACAATATGAATCTCTAGTTGTTTCACATGATATTGAAACTCCAATTCATGCCATTAATTATGTTGACAATGAACAGATTGAAGAGGGAGATGATTTTGGATTTGGTGAAACGAGATATGATTATAGATCTGACGGACAATCATATAGTATCAGTCAAACGGTGGATCAGGATCTATGAGTAACAACTTCGACTCTATCGACAATGCTTTAGACATTGAAGCGACTCCAGTCGCAGAAACTGAGATTGTGAAAAAACCGTCTGGGAAGATGAAAAAGAGAGAGGATGTTCCAGACGTACAGAGAGACTATGAATACACTAGAGGTCAACTCTATTCTTTGATCGAAAAGGGTCAAGAGGCTATTGATGGAATCTTAGAAGTTTCCCAACAATCAGATTCACCCAGAGCGTATGAAGTTGCAGGTCAGCTAATTAAAAGTGTTGCCGATACTGCAGATAAACTTATGGATCTGCAGAAGAAACTTAAGGACGTAACTGAAGAGAATCCAAAAGGACCAACGAATGTTACTAACAACGCTCTGTTTGTTGGATCAACTTCCGAACTACAAAAACTCCTTAAACAAGGATTGAACGATAAAAAGAAATCTAAATAATTAAAATCGGTTCTTCAATTATGAAATCTTACAGAGAATTTATCAACGAAGATTACAGAAGAATCAATCAATATGGTTCTACTTATGCTATTACGTTCATCTTTAGGGGAATGACAAAAACCCTACAGATGTTCTTTCCGCAGAAAGGTAGACCACTAAAGAGAGACGTTCAAGCAGAACTAGAAAAAATATACCCTGGTGGAAAGGTAATTTACTTTGCACCAAGCTTTAAAGATCCAACGAAACCATTAGTTGTCATTGAAGACTGATTATGCCTGCAGATAGTGATGTATATCTTGGTAATCCGAATCTAAAAAGAACCAATGTTAATATTGAGTGGACTCAAGAAAACATTGAGGAATATTTAAAGTGTAAGGAAGATCCCGTATATTTTACGGAAAACTATATCAAGATTATTAACCTGGATGAAGGTCTCGTTCCATTCGAGATGTATCCCTTTCAGGAAAAGTTGGTAAAGAACTTCCACAATAATAGATTCAATATCTGTAAGATGCCTCGACAGTCGGGTAAGTCAACGACTGTTGTGTCTTATCTTTTACATTATGCTCTTTTTAATGATAGTGTCACCATTGGTATTCTTGCGAACAAAGCCGCTACTGCAAGGGAACTCTTAGGTAGACTACAAACTGCATATGAGGCACTACCACACTGGATGCAACAGGGTGTCGCAGTTTGGAACAGAGGTTCTGTAGAACTGGAAAACAAATCGAAGATCATTGCTGCATCGACATCTGCATCTGCTGTCCGAGGCATGTCTTTCAACATCATCTTCTTGGACGAATTTGCGTTCATTCCAAACCACATTGCAGACGACTTCTTCAGTTCTGTATATCCTACTATTTCATCTGGTAAATCTACGAAGGTTATCATCGTTTCTACCCCCAAGGGTATGAATCACTTCTATAGGTTGTGGCATGATGCCGAACTTGGTAGGAATGAATATGTAACTACGGACGTTCACTGGTCGGAAGTTCCTGGTCGTGATGAGGCGTGGAAAGAACAGACAATCAAAAACACTTCAGAAGCTCAGTTCCGTGTTGAGTTTGAGTGTGAGTTCCTTGGATCGGTTGATACTCTAATCGCTCCTGCTAAATTGAAAGCAATGGTTTATGATGAACCTGTGGGTAGAGGTGAGAAGGGAGGAGAAATATATGCCGCCCCAGAAAAAGACCATAACTATGTGATAACTGTTGACGTTGCAAGAGGTGTTGAGAAAGACTACTCTGCCTTTATTGTTTTTGATACAACTTCTTTCCCGTATAAAGTAGTTGCAAAGTATAGGAATAATATAATTAAACCCATGTTGTTCCCAAATGTCATCATGGAGTTTGCAAAAGCATACAACAATGCATTTATTCTTTGTGAGGTAAATGATATTGGAGATCAGGTTGCAAGTATTATCCAATATGACCTTGAGTATGAAAATCTACTCATGGCATCAATGCGTGGACGTGCTGGTCAGATTGTAGGTCAAGGATTCTCAGGAAACAAAGTACAACTGGGAGTTAAGATGTCTAAGACCGTTAAAAAAGTCGGTGCTCTTAATCTCAAAGCAATTATTGAAAGTGATAAACTACTCATAAGTGATTATGATATCATTGCAGAACTTACGACTTTTGTAGAGAAAGCAAATTCATTTGAGGCAGAAGAAGGATGTAATGATGACTTGGCAATGTGTCTGGTTATTTTTGCTTGGTTGATTGTTCAGGACTACTTCAAAGAAATGACTGATGATGACATCAGAAAAAGAGTCTACGATGATCAACGGGATCAAATTGAACAGGATATGGCACCATTTGGATTCTTAAGTGATGGTATTACTGAGGAGAGTAGTTTTGTAGACTCTGCTGGTGATCGATGGAATGTAGATGAATATGGTGATAGATCATATATGTGGGATTACCTCTAATGGATATAGACGAAGAGTTTAGTTTAGGTCATCTTGTTTTACAAGAAAGAAGATGTAGATCTTGTGGAAAAGTGAAAGATCTACTGACAGACTACTATAGGATAAGAAGAGACCGAACAACCTTGTCTGCCTATTCATATGAGTGTAAGGAATGCACAAAAAAACGAGTTTCCAATGCGAGAAAAAAGGTAGTAGATAAAATGACTACCAACATCTTTGGTAGATGGGAATATCCTGACTGGTAGAAGGTTCATGCATTGTTTCCCCACTTGAGCAAGAGGAATTTCTAAATAATCACAGGGAAAATGAACTTCTTCAAGAGGAACAAACATGGCGTTAAATTTAGTATCACCAGGCGTCAAGGTAAGGGGAGTTGATCTTACAATTGGAAGAATTGATGATGTCACTGATCAGGTAGGCGCGATTGCTGGTCCTTTTGCGAAGGGTCCAGTTAACGTTCCCATCTTGGTTGAGACAGAACAGGATCTACTTGCTACCTTCGGAAAGCCTTATAGCACGGACGACCAGTATGAGTACTGGATGACAGCTTCGTCCTTCCTTTCTTACGGTGGCGTACTGAGAGTTGTAAGATCTAGCAACGAGTCGCTTTCTAATGCGAATGCACCTGTTGGTCTTGCAGTTACAAACCTACAGGTAAATTCTACCGAAGATTACTACAACAATCACACCACAGATGGTGATTGGTTGTATGCGGCAAGAAACCCAGGATCTTGGGCAAACGATCTGAAAGTTTGCGTTATTGATGGAAGAGCAGACCAAAGACTTGCAATCGGTACAGAAGGAATTCAACCTGGATTTGCAATCACTGCTGGATTCTCCACTTCTATTGCACTAACTGATGGTACAGTCGGTGTTCAAACTGGATACCTCAAGGGTGTTATCACTGATGTCCATGAAGGTTCTGTAGACGTTAAAGTTCTTTCTAAGTATGTTGAGAATGAGCAGAAGTGGTATGAAGTTGATTATGAAGAAGGTTCCAGCACTGGAGCATTCTTAGGATATGATCAAGGACTTTTAGATCACGTTGCAGGTCTCGCATATTCCGAAAGTGCAAACCATGCAAACCTCTATAGAGTGTTTGATGGCAATGGCGATCAAATCAGAATGGAGAGAACGAGATTCCAGGCTGCTGTTGGTGTTGGTTCTACCGTAATCGACTTCAGCGCTGACCTCGACACCTCTAAGGTATCCATTGGTGACCAAGTTAGATCTCTAAACGGAACCTATACGGGTCAAGTTGTTGGATTCACTACTGCTGGTGATCCAAATGACTCTACTGCTCTGATCATGGACACAACTGCAGGAGTTGCGTTCGGTAATACAGACTTCATTGTTATGTCTGGTATTGGCAGTGGATTGTCTCTAAGACAGGGTAACACTGTTTCTGACTGGTATAACCAACAGACTCTAGGATTAAGCAACAGCACAATTTACTGGAAGTCTATTGCACCAAAACCTGCAACTTCTGAGTATGCTAAGGAAAGAAGTTCCAGATTCGACGAACTACATCTTCTAGTTGTTGACGATACTGGTAGAGTAACTGGTACTGCAGGTAATATCGTTGAGAAGTGGACTGGACTTTCCAAGGCTTCTGACGCTAAGATCTCTCCATCTACCGCTGTATACTATAAGGACTACATCGCTCAGTTCTCCGACAACATCTTTGTTGGTGCTGCACAGACTGGTGTTGGTCTGAAGTATAACATGGGTGGTGCTGGTTACATGACAGATGAGACTGGTACTTGGGGACAAGAGGCACAAGGAGTTACATTTAACGGTCTTGGTGCTAGTGTTGTTTCTCTTGCAAATGGTAATGATTACGGTGGAGTTGGTAAGTTTGAAGTTGCTCTCGGTGATGTCATTGAGTCCTATACGGTTCTAGAGAATCCCGCTGAGTACACCATCAACTACTTGATCAATGGTCCTTCTGGTGGTTCTTCCATCTATGAAGCACAAGCTAAGGCAAACAAACTAATCCAGATTGCAGGCACCCGTAAGGATTGCATCGCATGTATTTCTCCATACAGATCTGGAGTTGTTGGTCTAACCAACAGTGACAATCAGACTGACAACATTGTCAAGTTCTTCGATAGTCTATCTTCGAGTTCTTATGCAGTGTTTGATTCTGGTTATAAGTACATGTTCGACAGATTCAACAATACCTTCAGATACATTCCTCTGAATGGTGACATTGCTGGTCTGATGGCAAGAACATCCACCACCTCTTTCCCTTGGTTCTCCCCTGCTGGAGCACAGAGAGGTGTTATCAATAATGCAATCAAACTTGCATACAATCCATCTCAAG